ATGCACTCAGCTATGCCTTGTACGGTACAGCACTCAGCAACATACGCAAAGACAATCTAGTAAACAAGACCAACGGCAAGAACATGCTGGTCAGCCTGGATTTTGCAGTTGCCGGGCAACAGTACCGTATTGAACGAGGACGCAAGCCCAATGTGTTGAGATTCTATGTCAACGATCGTGAACAAGAAATCGCCGACAATGCACAGGGCGACAGTCGCGAAACACAGGATGCTATTGAACGCACCCTGGGCCTGAGTCACGACATGTTCAAACATATCTTGGCCTTGAACACCTACACTGAACCGTTCCTGAGCTTGAAAGCCAACGATCAAAGAACCATCATTGAGCAGTTGCTGGGCATTACCATGCTGAGTGAACGTGCTGACCGAATAAAAGAACTCAACAAACAAACCAAAGAATCCATACAGCAAGAAGAATTTCGCATTCGTGCTGTACAAGAAGCCAACAAACGCATTGAGGAGCAGATCGAAAGCCTGCGCAAGCGGCAACGGATGTGGGGCAACAAGCAAGGCGAGGATGTTGCCAAGTTGGAATCTGCTGTTGGCAGTCTTGAACACATTGACATCGAAGCAGAACTTGCTGCACACAAGGCCTTGGTAGAATACAACGACGCAGTCAAAGAACGTGCGGATGTACAAAAGACCTTGACTAGAGCCAGGTTGGATCAAGACCGCGAACGTAAGGCCGCTGACAAGTTGGCAACAGAGCTTGCTGCCTTGTTAGAACACAAGTGTCATGCTTGTGGACAAGATCTGCACGACGATCGGCACGAAGCAGTCATTGCTGCCAAACAGACCGAACTTGATGCAGCCTGTACAGAAGTTGACCTGGCTGGTGTCACCATTACAGAATTGGAAAACGAGCTGGAGGACATTGGAGAGATTGGTGCTCAACCTCAGGTGTTTTACGATACCTTGGAACATGCACTGAATCATCGCAACAGCCTAGAAGCTTTACGCAAAGAACTTGCTGCTCGCTCAGCAGAAACAGATCCCTACGGCGAACAGATTGTGGAAATGCAAAATCAAGCACTTCAAGAAGTCACGTACGATGCCATGAACGAAATGACTCGTTTACAAGATCATCAAGACTTCTTGCTCAAGTTACTGACCAGCAAAGACAGTTTTATACGCAAGAAGATCATTGAACAGAATCTTAGCTATCTCAACGCTAGACTCACACACTATTTGGATCGTATTGGCTTGCCGCACACTGTGGTATTTCAAAACGACTTAACTGTGTCAATTGAAGAGCTGGGCAGAGAATTGGATTTTGACAACCTGTCGCGTGGAGAACGCAACAGACTGATACTAAGTATGAGTTGGGCCTTCCGTGATGTATTCGAAAGCCTTTATCAACCCATCAATGTGTTGTTCATAGACGAAATGATTGACTCAGGCCTGGACACACAAGGTGTTGAGAACAGCCTGTCCTTGTTGAAACAGATGAGCAGAGAACGACACAAGAGCATCTGGCTAGTTAGCCACAGAGATGAACTAGCTGGGCGTGTGGAAAATATTCTGCGTGTAGTCAAAGAAAACGGATTCACAAGCTACAGCACAGATGTTGATCTAGCATGATAATTGGCATAACCGGCACAGGTTCTGGGGTGGGACAGGCAATCGTTGATTGTCTCAGAACTTCTACTAAACACAAAATAATATCTATCAGTAGATCTACACTGGATCTAGCCGATATACCCGCTGTTTTAAGTTACAAATTACCTGCGGTTGATGTTTTTATAAACTGTGCCGGAACCGGGCACGGTGGCAAAATTACTTTTACACAACATCTGCCGCAGTACGTTGCAGAAATATTAAATACTAATGTAATAGCTCCAGTGCTATTATCGCAAAAGGCACTGATTCAAAATCCCACGTGCAGGATTGTCAACATTACTAGCACCAACAACAATCAATTCTGGCCTGGAGATTTGACCTATAGTCTTTCTAAATCTGTACTGGCTGACTTTGGAAGAATGTTGCAAGTTGAATGTCCTTTGGCAAATATACTAGAGATAAGGTTAGGGTTAACCAAAACCAATTTCAATCAAAATAGATATCGTGGCTGCGAAGATCGCTTTGAAGAACTTTACAATAAACCTCATCTAACAGCAAGTGAAGTAGCAGAACAAATCTGTGCTGTGTTGTTTGATAACAAAATAAAATTTTTAGAGATTTCTCCTTGACTTATCCCTGGCAGCTGTATCATTGGCATTTTGAAGTAAGTGGCAAGTGTACACTCAAATGTCCACGGTGCCCTCGCAACGACACCGCACCTGTGCCTTGGATCAACAAAGAACTCACACTGGATTTTTTTAAAAAAACTTTATCTACTGATCTACTCAAAAATACAGTTAGACGTATCACCATGTGCGGTGATGTAGGAGATCCTATCTATGCAAGCGAATATATAGAAATCATCCGATACATCAAGGAACACAATCCAAAGATTCATGTGTTTACCATTACCAATGGCAGCTATCGTAAAGAGTCTTGGTGGCGTGAACTAGCTTCAGTTAGTAATGAATACGATACTATTAATTTTAGCATCGACGGGTATAATAATGCCACCAATAACTTATATCGCATAGGTAGTAATTGGGATAGCATCATAACTGGTATGCGTGTAATGTGTCAAGAAAGCACAGCGTTTGTAAATTGGGCAACTATTGTGTTTGCTTTTAATCAAGACCATCTTGAAAACATCAAACAGCAAGCCAAAGAAATTGGATGCGACGGTGTTCAACTAACTTACAGTACTAAGTTTGGTAGCAAATACGGTGAGGCCTACGGCGGATCAGCAGATTCGTTAGAGCCTAGATCTGAATTTGTTAGCTCTACTCACAGATACGAAAGACATTATATCAGTTTAAGTGGTCGTGAACAATTCAATCAAGAATATTTGGATCTCAATAAAAAACTATTTCACATTGTCAAAGAAAAACACAACAAATTCATTACACCCATGTGCAGTATAGGTAATAGAGGTCTGTATGTCAGCGCCGATGGTGTATTACATCCTTGCAGTTGGGTAAGTTTCCCTTATGTCAGTATGTCTACAAATCGAAAAACTATCAATTTTGAAGACAGTTTTCATCAGATACACCGAAGCAAGTTAAATTTAAACAATCGTTCCTTGGAAGAAATACTAATGGATCCAATATGGAATTCGTTGTTTTGCAGTTTTGACCGCACTGACAAGGCATGGGTCGAATGCGAACAAAAATGCAATAGCAATTTGGTCAATGAAGAATATGCAGTAGGTTACTTGACTAATTGAAAAATCATTTATATCGGACTCATGTCATAACTATAGTCATGACATGGTATTACAACGGACAACCTATTAGTGAATTACCCGAAGATTGTGCAGGATTTGTTTACTTGATCACCAATACCACTAATGGCAAAATGTATGTGGGCAAAAAGCTCGCAAAGTTTGCTAAGACCACGTACAAGGTAGTAAAATTAAAAAACGGCACTAAAAAACGTAAAAAAATTCGAAGCAAAATCAACTCTGACTGGCAACAATACTACGGCAGCTCCCCCAATCTCACAGAAGACATCAACATCCTAGGCAACAGCAATTTCAAACGCGAAATATTATACTACTGTAAATCAAAAGCCGAATGCTCGTACATAGAAGCACGTGAACAATTTTCACGGCGAGTACTGGAATCAGATGACTACTACAATGGTCACATTCAAGTGCGTGTACACGGATCACACATAAAAAACAAACTCTAACAGGCAACGAACGGCAGTAACGACTAGCACTGGTTCATATCGGGTGCCCTAAACCTGGACGAGAGTCGCAGGGATGGAAGTCTTCTCGCTGCAAGAAGCACTCAATCACTATCCTTAACAGGACGACGATCGCTTAGTAAGACCTGCGATTTGATTGTTTGAAGATGAAGAAAAGGCAAAAAGAAGGGAGAAAAACCCTGGGTTCATACATATGACTGCGTATGTGTATAAACTGCCGTTGTATAAGACGGAGCTCGAGGTACCGGACAACCGCCTCTGTAATGCTCTAACGCTAGTGTGGCTGGACTACTCAGATGAGGTACCAGTTTTTTCTTAGCCCTGTGCGGGCTAAGTGTGGCCAGTTAATCTAGATGAGATACGTACACATCACTTCGTTTCGTGGTTCCATCACTTGATAAAGAAACATGTTGTGAGCGCAAGCGAAACAACAGATGTGCGTCAGCACATCTTATAATGAATCAGGCCAATCACGAAATAAGGCATGTTGAATATCACCGGAAACAAACTGATTGAATGATCTGTGTTTGTTTTCTAACTCACCCTCGAGTGGTGCTACTCGACGAAAAGCCAAATCCATTTGCGCCATGTCTGTGAATTCCATCATGATGTGCCATTCGGGCATGTCAGCAATGGATCTGAATCCCATCTTGCATCTGGTTATTCTAAACGATTCCATCTTGCCTTCATCCACTAGATGCTGTAGGAATCCACGCATGTTGGTGACCCAATCTAGATCTGTGATGTCACCTTCTTTGTTTGCCCAAATGTGATATATGTCCATTATGTCATTGGTCCCAGTAGTTCAAAGCCTTCGAGGCCTTGTTTATATAAATGTGCTTGATCCAAATACAGATACTGGAATCCTCTTTCTCTATAAATGGCACATTCAGTTATCAGACTTTCTATGCCTAATCGCATTCGTGGTCTATGATACGTCCACGCAAACTGTTCGCACAGTGCGTTATCGTCATCAAATCTTTTGATTAAACTAAATGCCACCAGTTGATTGTTGTCGTAGTAACCGATGATGTCGGTCATTGGATCAGTGTACTGCCTGGGGAATATGGGCATGACACTGCCAAAATGGCGGTAGATACAGTAAGTTCTGTAAATCTCGTTCAGCTGGTTGATGTTGTCGTCGGTAGCCAGTAGGTATTGGTACACAACTGTAGGTTGATATGTGGTCTTTGACAAATCAATACGTGCGTATTCGTATGTCATGGTCTGGGATCTTCACGGCCAGCAAACAAAACTTTCAAGTATTCTTCGTCCCAGCCATCGTAAAATCCTTTACTGCCCAAGATCTTGGCAAAGTGATTGAGTTTGGCCAGGTCCTGTACAAACACAATGGCATAAGTGCCTTGATTCATTACTACACCGTTGACCAATTCTGCATCGTTGGGGTGGTCTGCTAGAGCAATCAAGCCCTGCGAACTCAGGTGTACAAAGTTGGCAGTGTCGACCAACTGATTGAATTCATCAGCTGGCCAACGTTCGCGGCCGTATACCAAGGCCACAACATCAAAGTCGTTCATTACCACGTGTTTGAGATCGTCTATGGGATTGTAGCAGCCCTGACGTATGTCAACTTTTTTGCTGAGTCTGGCTTGACGAGCATACGGGCACGGTGCCCAACCATTGAGTAAAGGCGTGGGCTTTTCAACAAAGTCTACGATCCAATGCTCAATTTCCTGTTTGGCTTGTTCAAAATTCATGATTAATAAAACGGTAGTCCAGATTTTTTAGTAGTTTCTAAGTTTTCTTTGATTAAGGCATTTATCAACTTGCGCTCTTGAGGTGATAGTCCCATTGCTTGATCATAAGTGAGACCACCTCGCATGTACCAACTGAGTCTTAGAGCTTCTTCTCTAATCCCTTCGCATTCCTTGTCCAGTGATTCCACCAGCTTGGGAATTTGCTCAGAGTTCGAGTTTAAGAGTTGGTTACGAAAAAATTTGACATGTCCAGGGTAAATGGCTGGTCAAACTGGGTCGAGCATTCAGTGCAGGTGATCTTGAGTGATTCTGTTTCAGATTCCTGTTTGAGTTTTACAATGTGATCTCTAATGGAGTTAAACGCAGCGCGATCGCAGTTTTGTAAAAATTCCAAGATGTGCGCTGTTTCAGTTACCACAGCATCAGCAGTGCGTATGGCACTGATACTTTGAGCGATGCTCTTGATTGTGAGTGCTGTGATTCTCAAAAATGACTCGCCTAGTCGTTTCATTTTTTCTTGATCATCGATGTCAGCATCGCTCATGGTTTGCATGGATTTTTGATCTTCAAACTGCAACTGATTGTTTTCGTTCATCTGTTGATAGCTGAGTGGTCTAAAGAAAAACTTTAGACCTTGGATGTCCATACTGGATTCATAGTCAGGCGTCTTGATGTTGGCCAATATATTTCTTAGATCCACTTGGTACTCGTTTTGTGTGTCACAGTTTGGGCATCTAGTGTTGACATCCATTTCGTGTCCGTATGTGGCAATACGCACAGCTACTAGCAGGGTGTCTACATCAATAGACGGCATGGCCCAGGCATTTTTGACGCTGGGTACGCAGCTTTCGAAGATTCTGATCACAGCAGAACCGTTGAACAAGGCATCTGGAGTGCGTGTGGTGATTTCGTCTACAGCAGTCATAGGATAGATGGGTAACTCGCCATTGGGCGGAATCGCTACAGTGCCTTCTGGCCAGAATTTACCTTGACTGGGCAGTCGGGCATAAATCACCGGTTGTCGAAAATACTGCTTTAACGGGTTAGTAGTTTCTGTCATTTTTTATCGCCATAAATATCACTATACTTATAGCCTGGAAATATGACCGAACAAGAAATGGAAGCCATTTATACGAAGTTGCGTAACGGCATCACGCTGACCAACGACGAGATGATCAAGCTAGCCAGAGAATCTGGCTACATGGCTGGGCAATTCAAACGACTCGGCGTTGGCATAGACGAGTTTAAAGCAAACATAAAACGAGCTGCTGACGAACTTCCTGCTCAACTAGCCAAATCAGCTGGTAACACTGCCAAAGAAACTGCAAGATTTACCAAAAGCTTAGCCGAAGCCAATCAAGGATTCACTCAATTAAATCCCATCATTGATGCTGCTGCCTCGGCGCTTTCGGCTTTTCCTGTTCTAGGAACTTTGGCAAAAGGAGCAGCTGAAGCCACCAAGTTCATGATGGGTCAGTTGCAGAACGCAGCTGATGCTTTCCAAGATGTGGCCAAAGTAGGTGGATTAACTGCCAGGGGCATGAGCGGGCTGCAACAGCAGTTCCTGTCTAGCGGCATGACGCTGAAAGCCTACACCAAAACCATCAGTGCCAACTCGGCTGCACTAGCCAACTTTGCTGGCAGTGTAGGTGAAGGAGCAGATCAGTTTGCTCGTACTGCTGGAACAGTGCAAAAAGAATTTGGATTAGGACTACGAAAATTAGGTTATCATTTTGATGAGATCGGCGAAAACACTGCTGCTTATATTGCACGACAATCTAGACTAGGGCTTGCTCAAGGTAAAAGTCACGAAGTATTGGCAGCAGGCGCACATCGTTACATGCTTGAGCTTGACGAATTAACCAGGTTAACCGGCGCCAGCAAAGAAGAAATAAAGAAAGAACAAGATTCGCAAATGAGTGAGCTGATATATCGTTCACATATGGAAAAAGTAAGAGCGTCTGGTGATGCCAAGGCCATTGAAGAAATGGAAAAACATTCACAAAACGTGGCTGCAATTACCAAACAGTTTCCAGACGTGGCACGGGCTATGAAAGATGGTGTAACTGGATTTGTCGGAGTTACTAAATCTAGTATAGACGGAGCTTTGTCATTCGGCGGCGATTTAGACAAGTTAAATCAGGCTGCAAAAGGTGATTCGGCCTCTTTCTTAAACGATTTATCGGCGGCTGGTAAAAAAGCGTTACCATTAGCTACTGAGATGGGTTTAGTGGGAGTTCAATTTGGTATACACCAAAGCCAACTTGCCGATTTGTCGGCTATGCAGATTCGCGATGGAAAAATAATACAAAAGGATCAAGAGAACACTCTCAAAGGACCCGGTGATAAATTAACTAACCAAACAGTAAGTGCGCAGCAAAACATGCAGGAATTGTCAATCCAAGTTCACAAGCTAGGGTTCACTTTAATGCCTGCTGCTGCCACAGCAGTTAATTCTTTTACTGGGGGATTAAACAAACTTGTTAAGATGATTCCAGGACTTAAGGATGTCGGGGCAATACCGTCCAGTGGCGGAACCGCTGGAGTACCTGGCCAAACAGGTGCATATAATGCTTCCCAACCCATGTCGCGGGCTCAAAAGGCCGCAGTTCATAAAGCAATGGTAGAACAACAAGCAATTGCATCTCTACCAGAAAGACCAACTGCTGGCACAGGTAATCTTGGTGCCGGTCCTGTGTTTGGAGCACCAGACACAACTAGAGCCGATCGAGTACAACTCACACTAGATGAAATGCGTGACGAACTTAAGAAGCTGGTCAAGCTGGGTGGTATTCCGGGCGGCGGGGCTTCAGGTCAGCAAGCAGCTCAAGCTGCCTTAGCTGAACACGATCATGCACACCCGCATCCACCTGCTGCTGATGTAAGTCCGGAACTGGCTGCCAAAATTGGAACACTAGTAGCTCCATTGGAAAAAATGAACCAGACCAGTGGGTTTATACGAAACGACGGTAAAACCATGCACGGTGCTATCGACCTGGCAGGTAAAATCGGCGACAAGGTCATGGCCCCTATATCAGGTGTGGCCAAAGTACTAAGCGACCCCAAGGGCTACGGCAACTATGTTGAAGTCACTGACACTATAACAGGTGTCAAACACATCTTGGCTCACCTGGACAAGACCATGGTCAAGACCGGTGACGTGATCAAGGCTGGTACTCAGATTGGTACTGTAGGCAACACTGGTATGAGCACCGGTGCACACCTGCACCACGAAGTTCGCTTGCCAGATGGCACAAAAATTGACCCCAGTCAATTCTACGCCGGTGCTAAAAGAGCACCTGGTGCTGGCGGTGCCTTGGGTAGTTTAGCACAAAAATACGAAAGTGGCGCTGCTGGCAGCATGGCTGTGGGAGTAGACAAGGTTGGAGGAACCAGTTACGGAAAATATCAGATTGCATCTAAAGTGGGTGCCATGGATGATTTCCTTAAGATGCTGGATAAAACCAATCCAGAAGCTGCGGCCAGATTGCGTGGTGCAGGACCAGCTGATGCTGGCACAGGCGGAAAGTTTGCTCAAGAATGGAAGGCCCTGGCCAAATCTGGTGCCTTGGGCGACGCAGAGTCGCAGTTTGCCATGGAAAAAATATTCAAGCCGGCCATGGGTGGTCTCAAAGATCAAGGCTTAAAGAAAATGATTGAAGGCAACAAAGGCCTTCAAGAAATGTTCCATAGCACTGCTATACAGCACGGCGCAAGTGGTGGAGCTGGAATTCTAAACAAAGTTTACAAGCCAGGCATGAGCAAGGAAGACCTTGTCAAGGCCACTTATGCAGAACGCGGCACAAGATTTGGCGGCAGCACAGAGGAAGTTAGGGCCAGTGTACAAGGACGATTTGGTAGAGAACAGCAAGATGTTTTAGCTATGTTAGGCATGCCAGGAGCAGCACCCGGAGCAACAACAGCCACAACACTGGCAACACCACGAGCTCCAACCGCTGCGCCCGTCAGTTCCGCAGCCACAGCAGGTCTAGCAGGGCAAGGACAAAACGTGATCAGCAGTGGTTTGTCAGCAATTACTACGGCACTGTTTGGTGGCGGAGCTCAAGGGGCACCTGGCACAGCAGATGCAGGTCTTGGTGGCGGGGGTTCAGAAACGGTGGCACTGCTGTCACAATTGGTGGCATTAAGCCGAGATCAAAACTCTAATTTAAGCAAGATACTTAGTGCTAGTACTGCATAATGATAAGTACAAGACAATAATTTACGGATCAGCAAATGGCAGATACAGATAAAAAAGGTTGGAAAAAATACTTCAAAGTAGCCAATGTAGGCGGTGAACTCAGCCCGCTTTCAGGCAAAGGTTCCGACGGCCTGCCGGGATATGGACGCAACGATGGCCGAGATCCCATGCGAGGACATGCTGATGTAGCATATCGCAACTACGCCAGCCGTTTGCCCGAAGTATACTCAGGACACCCTAACCGTATTGAACGCTACAATCAGTACGAGAACATGGATAGCGATAGTGAAATCAATGCATGTTTAGACATCTTGGCAGAATTTTGCACACAAGCCACTGCTGACGACGCCTTGCCGTTTCAAGTCAAATACACTGACAAACCTACTGATCACGAAATTGAAATCATTAAAAAACAGTTACAGCAGTGGGTCAAACTGAACAAGCTGGATCAGCGTATCTTCCGCATCTTCCGTAATACTTTAAAGTACGGCGATCAAGTATTTGTCCGCGATCCAGAATCATTTGAAATGTACTGGGTTGACATGACCAAAGTGGCCCGTGTGATTGTGAACGAAAGCGAAGGCAAACGTCCCGAACAGTATGTGATCCGTGACATCAATCCCAACTTTCAAAACTTGTCGATTGCTGTCAAGACCACAACCGACTATCAATCAACACCACCGTCGGGTGCTTATGTAGCACCTTACAACTACACCGCACCCAATGCCGGTGCTGGTGGACAGGGCGGATCGGGCAGTAGATTTAGTGCAGCCATGAACGAAACTGTATTGGATGCCAAACACGTGGTACATCTGGGTCTAAGCGAAGGTTTAGATTACTACTGGCCGTTCTCAATGAGTGTTCTGGAAACCATATTCCGTGTGTTCAAACAGAAAGAGCTCCTGGAAGATGCTGTGCTGATTTATCGTACAGCGCGAGCTCCTGAACGCAGAGTATTTAAAATTGACGTGGGTAACATGCCTAGCCACATGGCCATGGCCTTTGTTGAGCGTGTCAAAAACGAAATCCATCAACGCCGTATTCCCAGTAACACCGGTGGTGGTCAACACATTATGGATAGTAGTTACAATCCTCTATCTATTAACGAAGATTACTTTTTCCCACAAGGCGAAAACGGTCGCGGATCAAGTGTTGAAACCCTGCCTGGTGGTAGTAATCTTGGTGAAATTGATGACTTGAAATACTTCAATAACAAGATGTGTCGTGGCCTGCGTGTACCCAGCAGCTACTTGCCAACCGGTCCAGACGATTCGGATCGTCCTATGAACGACGGCCGTGTGGGCACAGCACTCATACAAGAGTACCGGTTTAACCAGTACTGCGAACGTCTACAACGCTTGATTATAACAAAGCTAGACGACGAATTCAAGATGTTTATGCGTTGGAGAGGATTCAACATTGACAGTGGCCTGTTCTCAATTGCATTTAATCCACCACAGAACTTTGCCAGCTATCGCGAAGCAGAGTTAGATACAACCCGTGTTACCACATTCCAGGCCCTAGAACCAATCCCTTACATGAGCAAGCGTTTCTTATTGAAACGTTACTTGGGCTTGACCGAAGAAGAAATTGCCGAAAACGAAGAACTCTGGGCAGAAGAGCGTGATCAAGCAGAACCTGCTGGAACCACAGGATCTGACCTGCGTGGCGTTGGCGTCAACCCTGCTGATTTTGAAGGTGACATTGCCACTGGTGAAGAAATGGCTGGCCTGGGCGAACCCGGCACTGCTGGCGCACCACCACCAGCAGCCGGCGGCGCACCCGGCGCACAACCTGGCGCTGCTGTAGTACCACCGCCAGCTCCAGGCGCGGCATAAATATCCGTATGATCTTGAACGAACTTTATCAACGTGAGCCTGGTGCTTACCAGGACTTGCAAGCAGACAATACCCAGCCCCGCCTGGGTGATCTGCGTAAAACCAAGCTGACTCTGCGTCAACTCAACAAGCTGCGCAAGATGCAAGATGTACGCGAGTACGAGTTTAAAGAAAAACTCAAACGAGTCAAAGTCATGTACGCTCCGCCAGCTCAACCCATAGCCTAAAAACTTCTGTGCATTGTTAACAGAAATTTAATAAAACCACCAAAAAACCACCGTTAACTAGTAAGATTATTTCATTATATGTAAATATCTTACAGAGCCATTACATCGGAGGGTCCTCATGAATAAGTTTGAACAACTAATTGAATACGTCATTAATGATGACGAAGCAAAAGCACGCGAGCTGTTCCATGACATCGTTGTGGAAAAAAGCCGTACCATCTATGAAGAAATGATGGCAGCAGACGAAGAGCTCAACGAAGGTCTAAGTCCCAAAATTAAAAAAATAATTGATGCTTATAGAGAACTATATCCAAAAATAGCCTACGATGCCGACGGTGAGGATTTGATGGAGCCAGAAGAAGCACACGAAGAAACTTGCAGTCAACTTGGGGTTGACCCAAGTGATATGGATGAATACTTTGAGTTAGAAGATGAAGAACTTGAAGAAGGTATGATGGGCGGCGAGCAAGCTGGCGATCTTATCGACGACATCGAAACTGAAGAATCCGGTATTTCTATGGACGAAGCTGAAGATGACGACATGGACATGGATGATCATCATTCAGACATGGGCGGAAACGAAGATCTTGAAGATCGTGTAGTTGACCTGGAAGACAAGCTGGACGAACTGATGGCTGAATTTGAAAGCCTGATGGGCGACGACGCCGGTGGCGATGAAGAAATGGATGCAGAGATGGACATGGAAGTCGGCGACGGTATGAGCGACGAAGAAGTTGTTGACGACGAACTCGAAACAGAAGGCATGTACGAAAACGTCGATCTCAAAGCTGCTCCAAAGCCAGTTACTTCAGAAGAAGGTGGCGTTAACAAAAAATCTACTGTAGCTGCCAACAGTGGTGCAAAAGGTGCTATTGCCAAGCCAGTCTCAATGACAGGCGACACAGCACACGGTCGCACTGCTCCTACTGCCAAAGACATGGGCAGCACAACACAGCCAAACGTAAAACCTGCCACTAAGCCACACTTGGCTCAGGCCTCAGGTGTCAACAACAAGTCTGTGATCCAATAAGGTATCCCGGTAAATGGCTCTTTACCTCCGTGAAAATCTTACTTTCGACGCTGCCCGTATTATTGTAGAAGGCAGCGAAGAAGGTAAGAACCTTTACATGAAAGGCATTTGCATCCAAGGCGGTGTCAAGAATGCCAATGAGCGAGTCTACCCTGTGAATGAAATCGAACGTGCAGTCAAAACACTGAACGAACAAATCACAGGCGGCTACTCCGTATTGGGCGAAGTCGATCACCCGGATGATCTTAAAGTAAATCTTGACCGTGTTAGCCATATGATCACAGAAATGTGGATGGATGGCCCCAACGGGTTTGGAAAATTAAAAATACTCCCCACGCCAATGGGTAATTTGGTACGCACCATGTTAGAAAGTGGTGTTAAATTAGGAGTTTCTAGCCGAGGTAGCGGTAACGTTAACGAGGCGAACGGACATGTCAGTGACTTTGAAATAGTCACTGTTGATGTGGTTGCCCAACCCAGTGCGCCAAACGCATATCCTAAAGCAATTTACGAAGGCTTGATGAACATGAAACACGGTCACAAGGTCTTGGAAATGGCTAGAGATGCTGGTAAGGACAACAAAGTACAGAGATATTTGAAAAGCGAAGTAGTCAAGCTGATCAAAGATCTCAAAATCTAGGAGATACGCATGTTTGATGCTATTAAACCACTACTAGATAGCGGACTCATTAACGAGGACGTAGGTCAAGAACTCAACGAAGCTTGGGAACAGAAACTTACAGAAGCTCGCGAACAGTTACGTGCAGAACTCAGAGAAGAGTTTGCACAACGCTATGAGCACGACAAAACAGTAATGGTGGAAGCCCTAGATCGCATGGTAACAGAAGGTCTCACAGCAGAGATCGAAGCAGTGAAAGCTGAAAAGCAATCACTAGCAGAAGATCGTGTACAATTTCGACGCAAAATGATAGAAAGCAGCACAAAGTTCAACGACTTTATGGTGTCTAAGCTTGCAGAAGAAATTGGCGAACTGCGCAAAGATCGCAAGATGCACTCAGAAGGTCTCGCTAAACTCGAGAAATTTGTTGTAGGTGCATTGGCTGAAGAAATCATGGAATTCGCTAAAGACAAGCGTGATGTCGTAGAGACAAAGGTTCGTCTAGTTCGTGAAGCCCGTGGACAGTTAGAAGCTCTCAAGTCACGTTTTGTGACAGAAAGTGCTGCCAAACTGGGTCAGTCTGTTAGCAAGCATCTTAAAGCTGAACTTAATCAACTGCACGAAGACATCAAGGTTGCTCGCGAGAACAATTTTGGTCGTAAGATTTTTGAAGCCTACGCAGCTGAGTTTGGCTCGACATACTTGAATGAGAATGCCGAGATCCGCAAACTGAGTTCGTTAGTGACTCGCAAAAATCAGCAGCTTGAAGAAGCCACTCGAATCGTCGAGAAGTCACGACAACTCGTCGAAACAAAAGAGAAAGAAATTCGTATTATCAAAGAATCCAATCAGCGTACAGCTGCCATGGACGAATTGCTTGCACCTCTCAATGAAGAGAAGCAGGAAGTAATGCGCAATTTGTTAGAAAGCGTTCAAACCAGTCGTTTGAAAAACGCTTTCGAGAAGTATCTACCAGCTGTACTGAATGACGCTGCCCCAAAACAACGTAAGGTTGTCACAGAAAGCGTTCGTGAAGTAACTGGTGATAAAACCGTCAAGGCCGCAGAAGAAGAAGACCGTTCCAACGTGATCGACATCAAGCGCCTGGCAGGTCTTTAATTAAAGGAGACTTAAATGTCACAAGCACTATTAG